GACTAAATGTGCATGGTGTGGTATTTGACGAACTTCATGCTCAGCCAAATAGACAGCTTTACGATGTCATGACTCATGGCTCTGGTGATGCAAGAAAGCAGCCACTGTATTTCTTAATTACGACTGCCGGAAATGATACACACTCCATTTGTTACGAGGTGCATCAAAAGGCTAAAGACATCCTTGAAGGGCGAAAGGTTGACCCTACATTTTATCCAGTTATTTATGGTGCTGATGAGAATGATGACTGGACCGATCCAAAGGTGTGGGCGAAAGCCAACCCCTCAATGGGCATTACCGTTGACATAGAAAAGATTCATATTGCTTGTGAAAGTGCAAAGCAAAATCCAGCAGAAGAGAACCTGTTTAGACAACTCCGTTTAAATCAATGGGTTAAACAGTCGGTACGCTGGATGCCTATGGAAAAGTGGGATAAATGTGCATTTACTATAAACCCAGAAAGCCTTGTAGGGCGTGCATGCTATGGTGGTTTGGACTTATCTTCTACCACTGACATTACAGCATTTGTTCTTGTATTCCCGCCTGAGTATGAGGGAGATAAATATATCATCCTTCCCTATTTCTGGATTCCGGAAGATAATCTGGATCAAAGGGTAAAGCGTGATCATGTACCTTATGACGTATGGGAGAAACAGGGGTTTTTACACACCACTGAAGGAAATGTGGTGCATTATGGTTACATTGAAAGTTTTATTGAAGAACTTGGTATGAAATATAACATCCGAGAAATAGCCTTTGACCGTTGGGGAGCTGTGCAAATGACTCAGAACCTAGAAAACCTAGGATTTACGGTGGTTCCTTTTGGTCAGGGATTTAAAGATATGAGTCCACCTACAAAGGAATTAATGAAGCTTACCTTAGAGGAGAAACTGGCCCATGGTGGACATCCGGTTTTGCGATGGATGATGGATAATATCTTTATACGTACTGATCCTGCTGGGAATATCAAGCCTGATAAAGAAAAATCAACTGAAAGAATCGATGGAGCTGTCGCTACCATTATGGCTCTTGACCGAGCAATCCGCAAAGGTGGATCAGGAAATTCTGTTTATGACGGTCGAGGGCTTCTTATTTTGTAGCAAAGGAGAGTGATGCAGATGGGATTGTTTTCGAATATTTTCAAAGCACGTGATAAACCTCAGAACCGAACCATAGGGAGCAATTACAGTTTCTTTTTTGGTGGTACAACAAGCGGTAAACCAGTAAACGAGCATACAGCAATGCAAATGACTGCGGTTTATTCTTGTGTAAGAATACTGGCGGAGGCTGTGGCAGGACTTCCCCTTCACTTATATAAATACACTGATAGCGGTGGTAAGGAGAAAGCACTTTCTCATCCACTGTATTTTTTATTACATGATGAGCCGAATCCAGAGATGAGTTCTTTCGTTTTCCGAGAAACGTTAATGACTCATCTTTTATTATGGGGTAATGCCTATGCACAAATTATTCGAAATGGCAAAGGTGAAGTCATAGCACTATATCCGTTAATGCCTAATCGAATGTCGGTGGATCGAGATTCCAGCGGCTCTTTATATTATACCTATACCAGATATTCCGATGAAGCACCTACGATGAATGGTATGACGGTGATACTTAGACCAAGTGATGTATTTCATATACCTGGCTTAGGCTTTGATGGACTAGTGGGCTATTCGCCGATTGCAATGGCTAAGAATGCTATAGGTATGGCAATTGCTTGTGAGGAATATGGAGCTAAATTCTTTGCTAACGGAGCTGCTCCAGGAGGGGTACTTGAGCATCCAGGTACCATTAAAGACCCTCAAAAAGTACGGGATAGTTGGAATGCAGCCTATCAGGGAAGCAGTAACTCTCATCGTGTAGCGGTGCTTGAAGAAGGAATGAAGTATCAGCCTATTGGTATCTCACCAGAACAAGCTCAGTTCTTAGAAACAAGAAAATTTCAGATTAATGAAATCGCTCGAATTTTCCGCGTACCTCCACATATGGTAGGAGACTTGGAAAAATCGAGCTTTTCTAATATTGAGCAACAGTCACTGGAGTTTGTGAAATACACATTAGATCCTTGGGTGATTCGTTGGGAGCAGACCATCAGCCGAGCACTTTTAAGGCCAGATGAAAAGAAACTTTATTTTGCCAAGTTCAATGTAGATGGACTGCTTCGAGGTGATTATGTTTCTCGAATGAATGGGTATGCAACCGCGAGACAGAACGGCTGGATGAGTGCCAATGATATTAGGGAGCTTGAGAACCTTGATCGAATCCCACCAGAGCTTGGAGGAGATTTATATCTAATCAATGGCAATATGACCAAACTTGAAGATGCGGGTATTTTCGCAAATAAAGAAGGATTGGAGGGAAAACCTGAATGAAGAAATTTTGGAATTGGGTTCGCGACACAGATACACAGACACGAACCCTCTATCTAAACGGTGCAATTGCCGAGGAGAGTTGGTTTGAGGATGATGTTACCCCAGCTGCTTTTAGAGAAGAGCTAATGAGTGGTGAAGGAGACATAGTAGTTTGGATTAACTCTCCTGGTGGTGATTGTATTGCAGCATCTCAGATATACAACATGCTAATGGATTATAAAGGAAACGTCACTGTAAAGATTGACGGTATTGCTGCATCAGCTGCTTCTGTCATCGCTATGGCAGGGACGGAAGTCTTAATGTCTCCTACCTCACTGATGATGATCCATAATCCCTTTACCATAGCTATTGGCGATAGTGAGGAGATGCAAAAAGCAATCCAAATGCTTGATGAAGTGAAAGAGAGCATCATCAATGCATATGAGCTTAAAACCGGCTTATCTAGAACAAGGTTGTCGCACCTGATGGATGCTGAAACTTGGCTAAACGCCAATAAGGCAGTTGAGCTTGGTTTTGCAGATGACATTATGTTCAAACCAGGAGAGAGTTCACTACAAGACAGCTTTGTATTCAGCAGAAGAGCAGTGACCAATTCACTAATGAATAAACTTCAAAAACCAGTTGTAAAACAGTCAGTAGAGCCGCTTTATGAGCGGCTTAATTTATTGAAATATTAGGAGGAATAAAAATGAGTAAAATTCTTGAACTGCGTGAAAAACGCGCAAAAGCATGGGAAGCAGCAAAGGCATTTCTTGATTCAAAGCGTGGTAGTGATGGGCTTGTATCCGCAGAAGATGCAGCAACCTATGACAAAATGGAAGAAGACATTATTAATCTCGGTAAGGAAATAGCAAGATTGGAACGTCAAGAGGCTCTTGAAGCAGAGCTTAATAAGCCTGTAAATATGCCTCTTACTGGAAAGCCAGCTGTTCCGGGGATGGATACAAAAATCGGAAGAGCCAGTGATGAGTATAGGAAAGCATTCTGGAACGTAATGCGTAGCAAAAATCCTAGTCATGATGTGCTAAATGCTTTGTCTGTCGGCACTGATTCTGAGGGAGGATATCTTGTTCCTGATGAATTTGAGCGCACCTTGGTTCAAACCCTTGAGGAAGAGAATGTGTTCCGTAAACTTGCAAAGATTATTCAAACTTCAAGTGGTGATCGTAAAATCCCGGTTGTGGTGACCAAAGGTACAGCTGCTTGGCTTGATGAAGGTGAGGAGTTTGATGAGAGTGATTCTGTATTCGGTCAGACATCTATTGGTGCTTATAAGCTGGGTACTATGATTAAAGTTTCTGATGAACTTCTCAATGACAGTGTATTCGATCTGGAGAATTATATCTCCACTGAATTTGCCCGTAGAATCGGTGCTAAGGAAGAAGAAGCATTCCTAGTTGGAGACGGTGATGGGAAACCTACTGGAATTTTCAACGTGACTGGTGGAGCACAGCTTGGAGTGACAGCAGGGTCTGCAACTGCTATTACTGCAGATGAGATTATCGATCTTGTTTACTCATTAAAAGCGCCATATAGAAAGAACGCGGTATTCCTGATGAATGATGCAACAGTAAAAGCAATCCGTAAGCTGAAAGACGGTCAAGGTCAATATCTGTGGCAGCCTTCTTTAACAGCAGGTACTCCAGATACTTTATTAAATCGTCCGGTTTATACTTCAGCTTATGCTCCTACTATTGAAGCTGGAGCTAAAACTATTGCCTTCGGTGATTTCGGATATTATTGGATTGCTGACAGACAGGGGCG